CGAAGCCATCACGGCCGGGTGAATTTTTAGCAAGACAGGATCCGCTTTGGTAATGCTGCGGAACTGGGCTATGCGAAAGCAAATGAGCGCCGTCAGTGAACGCGCTGCCTTGAATTCGTTTGTAGTCACGGTGCTCACCCCCAATCCAGATCCTTTGCACGCGTTGGCAGATTATCCAGCGTAAGGAATTTGGATTCCAGTTGACCGGCAACGAAAATCGGGGCATCTCCCGGGATCTCATAGGCAGAAAGAAAATCTAATGCCTGAGAGGCAGCGTCCACGTCATCCCAATTGCTCCCGTTCGGGACGAACGCCCACGCGTCAATAACTTCATCGCCCCATGGTTCAAGCGAGACGTAAACATTCCCGGATTCAATAGAAGGAGCGACAGCCATGGCACGAGCAAACTTGCTTCCACGTGGGGGATAGGGAATCAGTCCCGGAATCTTTCGCCCCAACACGTCAATGACAGCGGGACCGTTGGCCTTGTCTTCGATCAAAACTGCGGTAACCAGTCTGTTAACACTGTGCCAGCGTTGGCGGACTTTGATAATGTTGGCCATCGTTTCGGTCATGCTCATGTGTTTGGTCATTCTATCGATCAGATATTTATTTGGGCCTTTCGACGCCCACACGTGAATCGCCACCTGAGATCCAGTGGATGCATCCTTAAACGCCGGATCTGCGGAAATGATAATCTGATCAAAGATCACATGATCAAGCGAGGTCATTTCGAAACGCTTCCACCACTTTCGCTTGATGTAGCCCCCTTCGTCTGGAGCTGGCTTCTGCTGATACTGACCGGCGAAACCATAAGAGCCAAGCATGGTTTTGGCCTCGGCAATCACTTTCGCGTTTTCCTTTCCGGGCCAGATCAGATCATCTTTTTTCAGATGCAATTCTTTCTTCGAGACCGGAAAAATATAGGTCTTGTCAGCCGGTTGAATCGCCGGAATTTCCAATACGGTCCAGTCCATGTCTTTCTTGCTATGGATCAGGTGTCCACTCGGATCGTCCTCATGCATCCTCTGCATGATCATTACGTAGGCATCCTTCGACTTGTCATTGAGACGCGTATAGAGGTTGTCCACACTCGTGTTCGCCTGCTTGCGCATTGGCTCACTCAAAGCGACTTTCGGATTCAACGGGTCATCTACGATTACCCTGTTACCGCCCTTTCCGATGTCAGAAGCTCCGGTACTTGTAATGTTCATGTGGCCGCGTTTTGTATTGCTGAACTTGCTCTTCTGATTCTGATCGCCAAGCAACTTGATCGGCCAATTGGATTGGAACCATTCGGATTTGATCAGGGTACGTCGAGCTACGTTGTGCTCGATCGCAAGATCGCCATCGAAGGAGCTGAATAAATAACGCAAGTGTGACAATCCACGCGGACCCCATTCCCAACATGGCCAGAAAACGGCGACCAGCAAAGATTTCATGTGGCGAGGCGGAATATTGATAATCAGACGCTTGATCTGGCCAAGCGTGACCGCTTCCAGATATTCGCAGATCAAATCAATATGCCAACCGGGAACAAAAGTCGTTCCCGGTTCCAACACATGCCAGCCTTGGGCTACAAACTCACGAAGTTTCCTTCTCGCCAGATCCACTTTCACGTCCGACATCGATAACTGCCCTACGAGATCCTCGATTGAGAATATCGGCGAGCTGATAGACTTCTTCGTCCGTGAGCTGTTGGAGTGCGAGGAGGGCGCTTCGGGAGGTGGCTGGCTGGGGGACTTGCGCTTCGATGCCACCACTATCTCTCCAGTTGTGTTTCGCTTTCAGATAAAACATTGCGCAGACCTTGTCTCCGCTCTGGATACCTTTCGCGATAACGTTGGTTGCTTTTTGTTCGCCTTGCGCCAAGCCTAGCGAATAAGCGTTGGCGATAATCGGCGAGGTCTCAATCCATCTAGTCAGGACTTCGTGACTGACCCCAAGAATAATGGAAATGTTCTTTTGGTTCATGCCAAGACCGGCAAGCTTGCGGATCTGTTCGGCAGCGGCCTCAGTTGGGAGCTTGGTGTTTCTCCCGTTCGCGTTCGGCTGCAATGCATAGAACGGCGACGGGCTCTCGATTTCGTTCGGTCGATCGAGTAGCTTGTGCGGCTTACCTTTGCGTTCCTTGACTGCCGGTTTCGGCGTCTCAGTTAACACTACGCGCTTCACTGTGAAGTCTCTCCTCTAAACCTGAAGTTAATATAGCGGATAGAAAGGGGACCAAATAGACATACAGTGAAGTGCAGTGAAGTGGATTTGGTTACAACTCCATATTAGTCGTTATATAATGATTGCGTTTCTGGCTTCCAATCGAATGAAAATCACCATGGCAAAAGCAAAGACCCAAAAGCAATTTCTCCTTACTTCGGCATACCTGCGCTCAGACCAGATCAAGGCGTTGAAGCAATTGAAGCGCAATACCGGACACAGCGTGCAAGCACTTCTTCGCGAGGCGGTCGATCGCCTGATTGAAATGCCGCCCGGGAAAGGCGTCCGGCTTGAATCAGGAACGCTAAAAACCCCTGTTTTACCCGGTAAAAGCCCCACTTGATGTTATTCCTTATATAAAGGATAATATGTATGCCGACGCAGTAAGGAGCGATCCCAGTCGGTGAGGTCCGGAGTCCCCAGACAGTCGAACGTGCTTCGTGATGGCGGACCGGACAACGGAGAGGGAAGGTGTCCTAGGGAAGCAGATTGGTACAGCCTATTGGCCGAGGCCACAGCAATGCGACCCAGCCCTGAGACCCAAACCGCCAGTGCCTACCAGTGGGCCTAATCACTTCCCTGCGGGCGGAGCCGCAGTGGTCGGGAAAGCGAAAGAGCCGATAGCAAGGCTGGAGTAGCGAACCTAAGTGGACAATACACAATCGGGAGCGTCAAAGCCGCGACAGAATGCCTGCGCGGTTCGGCCAAAAGCCGAGCGGACGATGTAGGCCGCAGCGATCTGAAGTTGATCGAAGCCATCCCTACCTTGACCGTCAATGACGATTCACTCTCGCAGTAACCAAAGCCTTGAGAGTGGGCACCGGGGGGCCAGTATTAGGCCCGGTTGCGTGGCTGACGTGAACAAGCCTTAGCGTCAGCCCACTTTCTACGATGCCTGAATCCTTCGGGTGTCGTAATCAAGTGGAGGGCGCAATGAAAAAACTTCCTGTCGCAAACACGATTCTCGAACAACTAGGCGGTAGAAAGTTTGTCGTCATGACCGGCGCAAAGAATCCGGTCGGTTCTGAAAATTCTCTGAGCTTTAGACTTCCGAAAGCTGCGAAGTCGATCAACGCCGTGAAAATCACACTCGATCCAAGCGACACCTACTCGGTGGAATTTGGTCGCGTGCATGGTGGCGTTTACAGGGTGATCGAAAAGCACAGCGACATCTACTGCGATCAATTGGTGAGCTTGTTCGAGCAAACCACAAAACTGGTTACCAGACTCTTCTAAGGGGGTGAATGAAAATGAGAGCACATTCAAGTTACGGATCGCTTGACATGGCTTGCGAGGCGCTTGGTTACAGCCACGTTAGCGTCGAAGCGCTAGAGGAGATCGGTAACGATCTCATGAACCTTTCAATGCCCAAGCTCGAACAGAAGTATTGCGTCGATGCCGGGGCGCTACGCAGCGACTACAGCTCGTTCATGTGTGGCATGCGTCAATTGCTGGCACCTAAAAGGGGGTGAATGAAAATGTGTCTCGATGAAATGCTTGTGGTCCAGTGTCCAGCATGCGGTTCGGAACAGTTTTCTGAGGCTGCATTGCTTGGCCAACTTGGCCAAATGGTCCATTACCGTTGTCGCTACTGCGGAATGGGATTTTCACAGTTGTCAGCTCCGGAAACTCTCAGCGACGAATCACTTGGTGATGCCGGCTGCTGAGTTCCAATCAAACCCAAAGGGGGTGAATGAAAATGGCAAACCGCGATAGTGAATTCCGCGCTTTGGTCCAACAGGCTCATCAAGCTGGCTTGAAGGCGCTTGAAGAGCGTGTGCCAATTCCAATGGTTGTCTCTCAACACTCAAACCCGCTCAGCGATAGTAGTCCGGTTGTCAAGCAGTACTACGTACCGGAGGGCGCGTGCGGCTTTGCGTGGGTGAAGGTGCGACCGGGCAACTCGGCGTTCGCACGCTGGGCGAAGAAGAATGCGGGCTTCCGCTCTTCTTACACTGGCGGCATCGACTACTGGGTCTCGTATGGCAACCAGTCGATCGAGCGCAAGGAAGCGTATGCGCAAGCCTACGCCGATGTGCTGCGCGAGGCGGGCATTCAAGCCTACGCCCAGTCGCGCTTGGACTAGCGCGTTGTCCTACTGCCTATTCGAAAGAGTGGGCAGTCTGGCAATAGTGCCAAACCGATGGAGGAAAAGGAGGTGAATGAAAATGGCACTGTTTAGTCTGCTGCTGTTCGCTTCGCTGTTGCTGGTGTATTCGGCAAAGTCGAAGCAGCTGGCCGTGGTCAAGGTCAAGGCGAAGTAATCGGCCTACTGCCCATTCGCGAGAGTGGGCAGTGCGGCGATGTGCAGTTCGCCGAAGGAGGTAGTCATGGGTGAGTTATATGGTGGTGGTTACGGTGGTTACGAGCACTTCTACATCGAGGTGTTCGAGTGTCCCGCTTGCGGACGTGCGATGCCGGCTGAAGAGGCGTTGCTTGGTTCGCTCGGCAAGTTGCGGCATTACCGCTGCCGCTATTGCGGGATGATCTCTTCGAAGCCTGCCGAGGCTGAGAGTGAAAAAGCCTAGTAAGGAGGTGATCGCGTGAAACCGGGAAGAGATACAGGAAGTCTGCTCAACTGGATGATGGCCGGTAGCCAGCAGCCGGAACCGAAGGTTGGTGACGGCTGCACAATCTGCATGTGGACTGACCGACATGCAGCGACCATCGTGGAGGTCCAGCGCTTTGTGTCTGGCAAGCGTAAGGGTCAGATCAAGAAGGTGATCGTCCAGCGTGATACGGCCGTTCGCACGGATGAGAACGGGATGAGCGATGCTCAGTCGTATCAGTACGAGCGCGATTCGAAAGGGCAGCTCTACGAATTCCGTGTCACGAAGAACGGAAGCTACAAGGGAAACGTCGGCAGCCTGCTGATCGGCTCACGCGAAGAGTATTACGACTACTCATTCTAAGGAGGTTCGCCATGAGCAACCAATACAGCTATCTCGCAATCGAGTCATCCAAGAATGGAAAAGGCGTGACCGTGTACGGTTACGGAACCTACCCACGCTATTCCGTTCTGGCTGGTCAGACTCGGAAAGTTTTCCTTGACCAGTTCGATTCAGTGGAACAGGCGAAGGCCGCTTACCCGAAAGCCAAGCAGGGCGCAGGCTACATCGTGAGTAGCGATCCACTTGGTCCGCTTGCGCCTGACTGGTTTGATCCGGCAGCTGCGGGTGAGCAGTGGAATGACGATTACTAGCTATTAACCAACCCGCGCATGGACGCGCCATTTTAAGGAGACGCCAAATGCAGATCCCGCTCCAGTACAAAGACTTCAACGTCCTGACCATCGAGGTGAAGTATTCGAAGGGCGGCATCAACTACTTCAGCGGCAGCAGCGACCGACGCGGCATCTACTGCTACGTGCGGCCTGAGAAGGTCGAGAAGTATGAGGGTTACGCCACTCGTTCCTTCGTGATCGGCGAGGAGCGCCAGTACAAGTTCCTTCTCTCGGAAGAGAAGCGACTGAACCGCAAAAAGCTCGCTGAGTTTCAGGCGAAGGTCGAGAAGCTGAACGGCGAGGAGCTGAAGGAGCTGTACCTTGCCGGCTCGCAACAGAGCGTAACGCAGATCGTGCGCAACGCCGTACTTCAGTAATGATGAAGCCACTCAAGGGGGTGAATGAAAATGAAAGGGATCATTGTTTCCGTACTGAGAAACGCAGAATTTCC